GCGGGACCCTGCGCCTGCATCAGCTGCTGCGCCGCCAGCTCCAGCTCCGCCTCGGCCTCCGCCAGCATCTGGGTGACCGACGGGGGCATCTCACCGGCACGGGCAAACCCCATGCGGATCGCGTGGAGAATGGGGAACTCCTCCAGCCCCACCGGCGAGTGGAAACCGGCCAGCTGCCCTGGCCCCGGGGTCACGGTGGCGAGCACCATCTCCGGTAGCCGCGGCTGCCAGGCGACACGGTAGGTGCCGGTGGTGGGGGATGGGTTGAGCACCACGTTGTAGCCGCCGCTGCCCAGGTCCTCCTCGGCACGCTCCAGCCACCAGGTGGTAGCGGAGCCCCGGGTACCTGTCTGGGTCTCCAGCGGCACGGGACCGTAGCTCTGCTGGCTGGGGACCAGGTACCGGAGGGTGCCATCGGAGTTAACCTCCGCCACCCAGTAGATCACAACCGGCTCAGCGCCCGCCGGGTTACCTGGATCGTAGCCAATCTGCATCTTACCCGCCGCGTTGAAGCTGCTCTGATCGAACTCACTGTGAGTCGGATGCACCAGCCCCGCGCGGATCAGGCGTCGGTGGAATTTGCTCAGGCCCTGATTGAGCCAGTACAGAGCAGTGCCATCGGAGATCCACTGCTTGACGGCAACCTCATCGGCATCTAGATGCGCCCGCATCCGGGCCAGCGCCTCGGTGGTACTTACAAACACTGGGTCTCCTGTGTCATTGCCCTAGTTCGGCTAGCGCCTCACTCAGAGCGGGTCCTTGAAGGCGTCGATGGCGGGGCCGATAATGGTGAAATCCACCACATCGTTGTCATCGGGGTCGTTGGTGGCGGGACCCGTGATTCGGCGGGTGGCAACCTGGAAGGTGCGGGCCACCGGATCGTAGGTGTCGCGGACCATGGCAGCCACCGCGTAGGCAGTGGGAGCCGCAGCCTGCTGCAGCGCCGCCATGGAGAACGTCGCCTGCTTGGGGATTGGGAACGACGGCTTGAGGGTCACGGTGAAGAGACCCGCGGAGTTGCGGGCCACGGAGAGGACGATACCCGACTTACCATCGCGAATCTCATCGGGGGTGGTGGTGCCGTTGATGCGGAACCGGCCACGGAGGATGAGGACGCGACGAGCGTACTGGGTCTCGTCATTGACAGTACCAAGAGCCATGTGTATACTCGCTTTCTACAGGCTCACGCCGTCTGGAAGGTGGCGTTGGCGATCGGGTAGACGCAGGTCAGGTGGTACCAGCAGCGGAACCAGATCTGGATACCGTCACCCGAGCCGGTGCCCTCGGCGGGCAGACGGATCACCGTGGTACCATCATCGTCCATCACATGGGGCACACCCTTCAGGTGGTGGAAGCGCCAGGTGGAGAAGTCGATCAGGTAGCCGCGGCCGCTGGTGAGGACCGGGATCGCGATGCAGGGAACGGTACCAGAGGGCGTACGAACCAGGAGGGCCCCGGTACCGAACGTCTGCTCCGCCACCGGGTCACGCACGATGCGGGCACCCAGCTCCTGCTCCAGGGTCAGCCAGTCGGCCGTGGAGAGGCAGACCGCGTACCGCGAGAGACCGCGGTTAACGAAACGACCCATACGGGAGAACGTGAACTTGATGGTCTCCTCGATGGAGCCCTGGAACGTGTAGCGCCAGCCGGCCAGATGGTTGGGCCACAGGGACCGGTCAACACCCAGGAACGGGGTCGAGGTCGGATCCGAGGCCGGGATGAACGCCGGGATACCGGGGCTGACCGAGTCATAGTCGCCGCGGATGTAGATGTAGTCGTTGTTGGCCCAGTCGCCGCCGGCACCCGAGAAGCGGTCCGCGGTGACGACGCCGGTGACGTAGTTGACACCGGTCACCTTATAGACGTCGACACGCAGGGTACCCGAGTTACCGGTGCGGTTCGGGTTGGCCTGCAGGTACTGGCCGTACTGGAAGTTGTAGGCGTCCTCGATGGTGGCCAGCGTGAGGACACGGGTAGCCGCGGTACCGCCGAGGCCCGCAGCCGCGATGCGACCGATGTTCGCGGCGCCGTCGCCCCAGACGATCTGCTCCAGGCGCTCCAGCATGTAGTCGGTCTCGCGGTCGGCTTCCGCGGACTTGACGTTGATCAAGGCTCCCGCCGGGCTCTGCGCGAGAGTCAGACCGGAGATGGTGATGCGGCCGTACATCGACTTGGGGCCGCTGACCAGCCACCGGTAGGCCTTCGACGGGGTGTAGTCCGTCATGCCGTTGGCGAAGGTCGCGCTAGCGGATGCCGCCTTCAGGGCATCCATCACCTCGAAGAATGCCTCACCCGACGCCAGCATCTGGTCGTTGCGGGGCAGCATATTGAGGGTGACCCGCTTGCGCATCGACATATTCGTGCGCTCGGGGAGAGAGTAGGTTCGCTTGAAGTACTCGACGAGTACCGCTACAGTTGCTTCAGGTGCAGCCATTTCAGATTACCGTATCTTTCATCAGGCAGAGGTGAGCGCGACGACTCACGCAATGCCGAATTTGCGCTTGGTCTCCTCAAGGATCGCCTGGGTCTTCTGTTCCCAGGTCAGCTCCGAGGACGCTAGCTTGGAGGGAGCGCCGCTGAGGGTGCTCGGGATGGGTGGCTTGGCTGCCGGTACGGTCGGGTTGGCTGGGTTGGCCGGGGCTGCGGTCGGTGCGCCGGGCGAGGGTTGGGGAGCGATGCCGAGCCAGCTGAGGTTCTTCTCCAGCTGCGCAACGGCCTGCTCCGGGGTGAGGGGCGCGGTTACGCCAGGGGTACGAGCATGATCAATGACCACGCGCATCAGCTCCTGCTGCGTCCGCTTAGCGTCGCGACCGAGAGCGGCGGCGACCGAGGGGAACTTACTGGCATCGACACCCGAGGCGTACTCCTGCAAGTCATTGGAGTAGTCTCTTCGGCGAAGCTCGTTGTTGAGGGCTCCAAGCGCCTGCTTGGCCTCCGCGAGTTCCCGCTGCATGTTAGCCAACTGGCCACTCACAGCTGCCTGTGCCCGCACCTCCGGGGGAGCGTCCTTACCGAGGGCGTTGGCCACAAGTTGCCGGGTGACGTTCTCCACATCGATGCCGAGCTGCTGCATGGCGGCGAGGGGGTTGGTGTTGAACTGATTTACATCAACCGCGGGCCGCGCCTGCTCCTGGGGAGTGGGCGGCTGGTAGATGGATTGCTTCCGGCTCTCGCTGACCGTCGACTCCAGATCCGCGATGCGGGCCAGGAGCTTCTGGATGTACGGTGGCTCGGCAGCTGGCGGATCGACCGGAGGGGATGGGGCCGGGGCGTTATCCACCGGGACCTCAGCCACCGCAGCAACGGGCTCCGCGGCTGGGAGGTTCGGCTGGCCATCGGGGGTCAGCAGCTGGGAGGCAATCTCGGCGGCCCTCTGGTTGAAGGCGGCCTGCTCATTGGTGAAATCGGGCATGTCTATTCAGATTCCTTGTGAATGCGCGCTAAGGGGCTAGGGCGAACGAAGGTGAGCGGAGCGAACTACTGTACGGGCATGGGGGACGGCGCGGGGATATCCATCCGCTGCTGCACCCCGGGCATCGGCATCATGGCTCCCATGCCGGGAGGCACGGGGCCGGTACCCAGACCCATCGGCATCGGGTCGGGGGGCAGCGGTGACATGGCACCCTCCTCCGCATCCGTGACCGGGTTGGTGATTGCGAGAGCGGCACGCAGCCAGCGGACGTGGTTGTCCTTGGCGACGGCCAGCGCCGCGGGATCCGATGCGGTCATCCGGCGGAGACGGGCCAGGTTGCTGGTGACGAAGGGAATCCCGAACACCAGGTTCTGGGTGGGATCCGGGGGCTCGTACTCGCCGGCCTCCAGGCTCTCCACCACCGCCTTGATGTCGTCCACCGTGGCGGTCTCCATGGCCATCACACCCTCCAGATCGGGATTGCCGCTCAGGGTACCCGCCCGCTCCGGGGTGATCCAGTTGTTGGCCACCCAGGTGTTCAGGGTGTCCATCCTGGCCGCGGGTGTCTGGCTGGTGAGGCTGGTGGGCTCCAGGGACCAGGTGTAGCAGTTCTCCTCCAGATCCTTCACCTCGCCCCAGTCGATCTCCTCGCCGAAGCCACGGCCATTGGACCAGTAGGTCTTTGCGGTGCCCTGGTAGCGGGTCATTACCCGGATCAGAGTCCGGGCAGAGTCGATGCGCAGCTTCTCGAATCGGCGCCAGAGGTGGAGGAAGCGCTGATCTTCTTGCACCCGGAACTCACGGACCGCGGCGGAGCTATCGAGGCGAACCCCCGAAGGCAGCTGGGCCTGCGCCGTCATCTGGCTCATGCCGAAGAACTCAAAACAGGATCGCACCAGCCGATCCCGCTCGTTGTACAGCTCCCCGCTAATGGCGTCCCAGGTCATCGCCTCTGGTTTCACGCCGGTGTACTTGATGATGCGACCAATCACGTTGTCGATGGCGTTGACATCGACGGCGGATCCGGTGTGAACCAGGATGCGGGGGCGGGCCATCAGGTCCTGCGCATCCCGGATCACCTCGTTGATCTCGTTGAGGCGGATCTGGTAGGGGACCACCTGCTCCACACCGCTGGCCCGGTAGAAACCCGCCTGCCAGGGGGACCAGAAGAACATGACCAGGGGCACCCAGTCCTCGTTCCACTCCTCATCCAGCAGCACCTTGCCGCAGCAGGCGACCGTGTGCCGGCCCTCCGGACCCTTGCGCCAGGCCTCCACGACGGGAACCCAGCCCTCACCCACGGCACGGTAGTTGGTGTATCCTCTAGCAAGCTCCTCCTTGCTGAACTCGACTCCGTAGCGCTCGCAGACGGAGGCGACGGGGACAATCTGCCGGATACGGACCGTGCGGGGCTCCGCGGTGTTGGTGCACTCGGTGTTGTCGACCACCAGGTTGTCGAAGAACACGCGTTCCGCGCAGATCTTCTTCTTCTCGGGGTCCCAGTCGTACCTCAGGACGCTGTGGCCCGCGATGAAGGCGTCCAGGAACAGCTGGAGGTGCAGGTCCTCGATGTTAAGATCCCGCCACATGCCCGACAGCCACCGATCCAGCTTGCGAACCAGCTGGTAGACGCTGAAATCGGCGCCTCGGGGGGTGGGAACGACGCGGGTGGGGCTCGTGGCGGCACGCGACAGCATCGCATCGCCGATGGAGAGCACCAGATTCTCGGTCACCAGGTTGCTGGGGGTCCACGCGGACTCCTGCGCCATCTGGTTGGCACCCCAGAAGAAGCCCTGGAGCTGCCGATTGGAGTAGAGCGTGGCGTTCCAGAGGTTCAATTCGTGGAGGGAACGCTGCCGCTGCTCAATGGCGGCGGTCTCAGCCACCAGGTGCTGCGCCCGCTTCTCCTCGATCTGCTCCTTGGACAGCCCCTTGAAGTCCTCGTCCTCCTCCCACCAGGGAACCAGGGGGCTCGTGACGTCATCCACGTAGGTCACAGGCTACCCTCCGGCTTATTGGGGCTGGGGAATGAGGGGCGGATACCCCCGGGCCACAGGGATGAGGCTCCGTAGGGGTCTGGAATGCTGGGTACAGGCTCCTTCGCTTCGACTTGGGGTCTGGGAAGGGGAGCCCAGGGAGCTGTTTGTGGCGGACTCTGGGCTTTCTGTGGCTCCTGGGAGAACTCCAGCTCCACATCGCCGAATTTGACCCTATGCACGGCCAGACCGCGGCGTTCCAGGCTGTCCAGAAGTTCCTCGAGCACCTCGAGCTGGTCGTTGGTCATCTAACGCTAGTCCTCGTTGAAGGTAAGGTAGGTTGGCTGCTTGGATCCGAAGGGGAGGTTGTCCCGGGTCAGCATTTTACTGGTGCCGCGGCGACGGGCGTCCATGTCGAGGGTGTGGGCCTGACGGGCCTGAGCGAGCTGTGCCGCTTCCCGCTCCACCCACCACTCGTAGGTGCCAGGGATCGCAGCCTCCTTCGGCTTCGCTTTCGCAAAGTGGTGGTAGCACTCGCGCCACAGGTACAGGAAGCTGTCCGTGACATCGTTGGGGCAGGCCTTGTCCTCGAACAGCTTGTTCTTGTGGGCCAGCTCCCCCTTGGCGCCCTTGGCCAGATCCCACTGTACGGAGCAGAGCTGATCCTCCAGGTCCGTGCCAGGGATGATCCTGATGCGGCCCAGGGTGAAGTCCGAGTTCATCATCTCGATGTAGTCGTTCTTCTCCTGCTTCTTGGCAGGAACGACAGGGAGCCCGTAGCGCTGGATCAGCGTCTCGGCGAAGCTCTTCGCCATGGAGCCGCCGGTATCCACCGCAATCACCTCGGGGCGACCGAAGCGCTCGATGGTATTCTGGACCAGATCCACCACCTGATCGATCAGGAGGTGCGGGTGCTTCTCATCGTAGACGTGGCGGAGTTCCCCCAGCGTCTCGCTCCAGGCGGCCACCGTGATGGCGGTGGGATCATGGAAGCCTACGTCCAGGCCCATCACTAGGTGCCATGGGGCACCCTCCTCGGGGAGGCCGGTGGGATTAGTATCTGTGCGGTTCGGGCGCCAGGTGACCGAGTGCTCCGCCTTCCGCTTCTGGTCCATGTAGTTATAGACCAGGCCCTCCGCCGCGGGAATCCAGCGACCCAGGTACTCGCGCTGCCAGGTGGGATGATCGTCACTCCAGCCCTTCAGCTCCTTGAGGTCCAGGGCCTCCTGCCACTGGTGCGGCATGTGTTCATTGTCCCTCAGGCTCCAGTGGTGAAAGCTCCACAGGAACTTACGGGGCCGACCCCAGGGGTCATCCTTGCCGTAGGGAACCAGCCAGGGCTTTCCCTCGTCCTTGTGCCCCTCCTCCTCATTGACGGCATCGGTGCACGTTGCCTGCCAGAAGGGGCCCGCGAAGATGGAGCCTGGGGTTCCGATCATCATGATGCGGCCCTTACGCGAGATACGCTGCGGGGCAAGGACATCCGTGATCAGCTCATCGAGAATGGCGGGAGGGAAGCTCTTGCACTCATCGATAATGTAGAGATCCGCCTCCATGCCGCGGATGTACTCGATGGCCTGGCGATCCTCGGCACCCAGCAGGTAACCCACGGAGCCGTTTTGATGTTGCCAGCGGAGTTCCGTGGAGTTGAACTCCAGGCCCAGGCTGTGCTTCCGGTCGAGGAACGGGATTCCGCTCCGCGAGCCATGCCAGAAGTTACGCTTGAGAGCCTTCAGGGTCAGGGAGATGATGAGCACCATGCTCCCTGGGTTGGCTTCGCCCGTGATAAGAGCCGCGGAGGACGCCATGAAGCTCTTACCCACGCGGCGGGGGCACAGGGCGCTCACCCACGGGTTGTCATCCAGGATCATCTGCTGCTGGACATGGGCCAGGGAATTGAAAATGTCCCGAGCCCGTTGCTCCCCAGCGGCCAGCAGCTGCTCACTGTTGAGCGCCAAGCCTCCGGTACGGATCAGGCCAGCGTCAAGAACCCCCTCGAAGCTCACTTCTTGCCTTCCGCTTTCTTCTTCTCAGCGATCTTGTTGGCATCGGAGCTGAGGGGACGCCATCGCCGGATCTCGCCACTGTGGATCGAGTACCGGTCGCCACCCACGTAGGCGACCCCCAGCTCCTCGTCCACATCCAGCACCTTCACATCCTCGTAGGTCACGATGCTGAGCGGCGTCCGTTTCCCGGGGATACGGACCACACAGCCGAAACTGAATTCAATTTCACTTTGTGCGACGCGAGCCATCAGTCTCTCTCCTTACGCGGAGACACCGGGTCCCACGTCCAGCCGAAGTCAAACAGGGGGGCGCATCCATTGGTCCGGTGGGTGAATCTCCCCACCCGGATGCCCAGGGTATCCATCACGTGGTTGAAGAGGAGGCGACCGATGCCGAAGCCCCGGAAGCCGGTCTTCTTGACGAAGACGTAGTGGAGCAGGTCCGGCGCCTCGTAGCACACGAAGCCCACCAGCCGCTTGCCACCGTCACTCTTCGCCACCTCGGCCACGTCGACTCGAGCCCCCCGGGTCATGAGCCCCGCGATGCAGGACCGGGTGACCTCCCAGATCATGTTGTTGGGGATGCAGCCGGCCCAGGGTGAGGTGCGCCAGGAACGGATCCAGCCGTCCAGGATGAAGTTGAAATCCTCAGGGACCGCGGGGCGAATGGTGACCGCTGACGCCAGCTCATTCATCCGGATCCTCTTTCCACGCGTGCTCCCCGGACTCACCCCTGCGCTCCGCCTGGATGGTCTCCAGGATCTTACTGACCGCGGTGTGCGGCGCCATCTTGTTCCTGGCCAGCTTCTTCTGGTCCTCGTGACCCTTGGCCAGGCGCTCCAGGAAGTCGGTGCGAACCCGAGGCTCCTGCCCCAGCATGAACTTCAGCATCTCGTTGATGCGTTTGGTAGGCGACATGATCTGGTCCAGCTTCTCATAGGCCTTCGCAAGATCAATCTTAGTTTTCGCCGCCTTCTCCAGCATCCCGGTGATAGCCGTCATTTTTACCACCACCTGCCGATCCGCGAACTCCCCGGAGCCGCCGTCGATCGAGATCATCTCCCGGTTGACGCGCTCCTGCATGGTGCGGATCATCCTCAGCTGCTGGTCCAGCATCCTCTCGAGGTCAGCGGCACGTCCCTGCGCCGTTATGGTGGCCTCGATGCGCTCCTCTTCCGTCCAATTCGCTGGTCTACTCATCCTCATCCAATCCGATAGGTAAATACACGAAGAGGCAGGGAGGACTTGACCCTCTACCCGCCTCTCTTCTTCTCCGCTGCTCAGGTTATCGTGGCTACTCGCAGAGCCGCGCCTCCGGCCTGACTCCGTCATTGCCACCAGCTCCACTATCCCGGGGCCGAGGTAACGAGGCACCCGGGGGAGCGAGGTACGAGCGACTATGCCCAACGCGCGCCCCGTCCACCTGCAGCCTCGACTCCCTCCGCGCGCTCCACTCCCAGCCGCTCCAGGGCCGCGGGGCCCGCTGGCGACTCGGCAGCCCTCGCGCCAGCCCGGTGCAGCTGGTATCCAGAGCGGGTACCCGTGGGCACCCTCGCTCAGTCGCCGCGTGGGCTCTCAGAATCAGGTACATATACAATGTAACCACTAAAAATTAGGCTGTCAAGGGGGGTACAGCGTGAGATGACAGAACTGTCACACAACTGTCACATAGCTGCGATGCGTCATAGGTGTAAGTACTTGATCTCTGGTTGTGACCTTGTGCGTTATTTCTGAGGGTGGAGATTGGGCAAAGCTAGGCGATGCTTTGGGAATTGGGGGCTGGGGACCCCAATAACTTAGCTAGGGTCGGTCTGAAAATTGTGACTCCGCGCGTGGCGTAGAGCAAAACCCGTGCCAAATTCCCCGGGGAAACCCACCCCTGGTCCATAGACCCCAGCCGATCGGGCATAGATCCTGCATGTTGATGGGATCTGGGGGCTGTAGACCCCTGGCACGAGGGTTGCTAGCCGTCCAGATCGTAAGCTGGCTCACTGCAGATCCTGCACTGTAGCGATCTGCCCCGCCTGTAGTCGATCAAGTCACCCTGCCAACCCCGCATGATCACTCAACGGCAACCCCCATGCCAGATCCAAGTGGAGTCGTTGACTACAGAGGTCTGTAGCCCCCTGCGGAATCATTGGGTTCCTGGCGACGCGATCCCGCCTCTCGACCTGGCACCGGAGCTGCACTAGAGGAGGTCATGCGCCACTCGATGCAGACCATGCCGACCGTCGCCTGCACCCCTGATCAGCTCGCGACTCCCGATTGCCGCAAGCCCGCTCGTGGCATGCGTCTTGCCAAGCCGACCCGCGCCGAGATCACCGCTGCGGTTCTCGCATTCAGCTCCGGTGGCCTCGATCTGATCGCCGAGCTGGAGGGTGGTGAGCAGGTGGCCCGGATCATGCACGGCACCCCGATGCCGACCTGGCCCCGCTGAGCACTGTCGATTTCCCTTGACCGCGGGCAACCGCGAGAGTAGGATGGTCTGGAGATGAGGGACACCGAGCTGAACGAGCTGCTCAAAGAGGCTGCGTGGCAGGGACGTGATCTCGGTCACGCCATCTACCGCGAGGATCTCACCGAGGAGGATGCGACCTTCATGGTGGCCCAGATGTCCCGGCCGCTCCGCCAGCGCATCGATGCTATCGTCGAGAAGAGCGCGGTGAGCTGCACGGGGGCCGAGAAGCGGGCTCTCTACGACGCAGCCGAACGCGCACTCCACCAACGCCTCACGGGCAACGACAGTAACGAGGAGATCAACTGATGATCGATCCTATGGCCAAGTATCTGGTAGCCGAGATGACCCTCGATGGCAAGTTCACCCGGTTCGATCAGCTGGGCAACACGATCACCCCGCAACCGATGGACTTCTATCCAGATCCGCCCGAGGGTCCGATCGTGCAGATCGAGGAGTGGCCGCAGGTGGGCCGCACGTGGTTCGTCCAGGCCAGCCGGCTACTCAGAGGTACCGAGAACGATCTCCTGATCGAAGAGGACAAGGCACGGAGGAACATCGATGGCATCCCCTCGATCTTCGAGTAGCTGGAGGGAGGAGCGGCTGGCGGAGGACGGGATCGTGGTCCTCAGCTTCACCAGGGGCCCGGCGGCAATCCCCGGGAGCGTCTGGCAACTCCGCCCCTCTGTGTTCCTCTGGTACGCACGAGCGAGCGAGATGCTGGTACCGCTGCTGAAGTCCCCGCACTGAAGAGATCCCTGGCAAGATCGAAATGGGATGGCAACGGGATCATGTAGTGACATAACTCACTCTGGATCCCTACAGGCCACCCATATGCGGAGCCCGCTGGCTACCCGGCGTGATCTGTAGCCCCATCAACCTCTAGGCTGATCTCCAGAGCCTAGCCCTAAGCGTAAAGGCGAGGGTCGATACATCTGAGAGAGCAATGAGCGCCACTAGCGAGCCTGTTAAGGCGAAGCCATGTAGCTCACCAGGAGGGGGACCAGTACCCCGCACAGCATCGGACATTGCCCTACGATCTAGATCGCGCGATGCCTAGTAAGCGTCGTGTAGGCTAGGGAGGCCCTTGTCACGAGCTGAGAGCCCGAGTGTCATCAACGCTACCGCTCTCCGAGCCTGCAATGCAGCCACAATGCCAATGGTCCCGGGTCGCCGGATCACTGGCCGAGTGTGCAAGCGGCAGGCCATAAAGAGAGTGCACCGAGGGGTTGACACGAGGGCCGGACTGCACTATCTTCGCTCTTGTCCAGGAACGGTGAGTAGGCCATGAAGGCCGAAAATGAGGGTTCGAGTCCCCACAAGAGCACTAGCCGCTAGGCACGAAAGGATACTCCCATGAGAGATCTCGACATTCCGCACCCCGACGCGATGCGAACCGTGGAGATGGGCAAGTGGACCATCTCCCTGTACGAGACGCCGCACGTGGATCGCATGGGCAAGAGCGGCATCAGAGTCACCATTCACGAGGATGAGGCCCTGGTGTACGATACGGGCGCAGCCCCCTACGGCCTGGTCTACGTCCCCGGTCACCAAAGCATCGATGGCAACGCGTCTCTCTTCTCAGCCATCAGCCTATGCTGCCACGATGCCAGCCACGACAGGGAAGGCAACTCCCGGGACAGCGGGTTCGACGACGAGGGCCTGTCGGACCTTGCCGAATGTCACGAGGAGGACGATGCTACTCAAGCCTAACAACTGCCGCGAGTGCCCCTGCTTCAAGTCCTGGCGTGACGTAGCCGGGGGTGTCTGCCAGGTGATGCATCGGGGCCTCTACGATATCGACGAGGCGGTGCGACCACCTCACTGGTGCCCGGCGCGGGATGGCGTCACCATCGTGGTGGTCAAACCAATCAGCAAGGAAGGCAACTAGATGCGCTCTCTACCTCGCCTTTTCTCCGCTATGCTAGCCATTCTGCCGGGGTGCTGCGACAATGGCTCCACCTCGGAGAATGAGTACAACCTCAACGCGGAGATCGATCTCTGCGTTACCGGCTGCCTTAGGGAGCGGGATGCGTGCCCCGGCACCGAGCCGCCACGGGTCACCTGCCGCGAGCAGTGCAACAACCTGATGGCGCGCAGCTTCCAGGACTGTGCCGACGAAGTACACGAGATCCTGCTCTGCCAGGCGCTCGACGACTACAGCGACTGCAGCGTGTCGGGCACCGGCCAGTGCGATCACCTCGCGGAGCCCTGGGTGCGTTGCATGGTGGCTCATCCGATCATGACCACGGGGAATTGATCCCCTCTGCCTCTATAGCTCAGAATTGGCCGAGCGGCCTCCCAATCGCGTATCCTCCCAGGGCGCGAGTAAGAGGCGGACGGTGGTTCGACTCCACCTAGAGGCACCATACGATCAACAACATAAGGGCGGGACTTGGGGCATCGGGCCCCATGATCTAACCCCGCGGGCCACGTAGGGATCCGATGTTCCCACGCGTTCGCTAATGCCAACGAGCATTTCTGAGGTTCTCCCATGCGCTTTCCCTCCATTCAGAACGTTGCCAAGTCCCTTCGCGATCTCTCTCAGTCCCTCGACGCGGCTACCGGTCCCCATGAGGTGCACCTTCGCGTCACCGAGGACAGTCAATGGTCTATCGCCGTCGGCAGAGCGGAAGCTGGCCCCGGCCACGTGGGTAACGGGTCCGTCCCCGGCGGCCCCAAGCGATTCGCATCCACTGTTCTCGCTCGCGCCATGATCAGCGAGGCCCGAGCTGACCACGATGCCACGGTGAGTCTCCAGAAGGAGATGCGCGCCACGATGCGAGCGGCCGCCATCGCCCGTCGCCCCAAGCGCAAGACCGGCCCCTTCGACATCGGGGAGATGGTCTCCGCGGTGGATGGACAGGTGGTGGGTCGCGTGGTGGGTCATGGCACCATCTACACCCAGCTGGGCCCGGTCCACGTCCATATGGTGGAGCTGGCGGCCCCGATCAATCAGCCCGGATTCCCCATTCAGGTCAACGTGGTTCCCTTGGCGGACTCGATGCTGGTCCGCGCCGGTAGCTTCACCACCACCCCCGACGAGCTGACCCCCGTGATGGTTGATGAGGAGCCCGCTGCCAAGCCCTTTCCCGTGGCCCCCGTTACCCCGCGACCGGTCACCCAGACCACTCCCCCGCCGCGTCGCCGCGCCCGTGGTACGACGGCTCGTAACACCAAGGCACCGATCCGCCACTGAGCCGCAATGGAGGCGGCAATACTATGGCTAGTAAGCTTCCTGCTATCTTCAAGCTTGGCGATACACGCGAGGCCTTGGGTTTCGTGTGGGGGTGGACGAAGGTTGGCGATGGGTACGCCTTCTTCTGGTGGCCCCGCCGTGTCGTTGTCACCCAGGAATTCTGTCTTGACAGTTGCAATCGTCCGTGTTGGTTTGAGAAAAGCAGGGACTGGCCTAAGGAGAGGGCCCAGCTTCCATCCGCCACCCTGGTGAAGGGATAACTCCCATGCGTGATTTTCGCCTCATGGTTCTGTGGCTGGCCACGGTGCCTCTCTTCTGGCTCCCAGAGTACCAGGGCAACCTATACCAGTCGATTCTGCTTGCCCTCTGCTACTCCCTCGCTGTACATCATGCGTACAGGAAGGATGACCATGGCGAAGGCAAAGACAAAGGCTGAATTCCTCGCTAGGCTACGGGAGATCCGAGAGAAAATCAACGCCCGCCGAGCGGAGCGAGCCCAACGCAACCGACGCAAGATGGCACTAGAGGAGGCAATGGATGCCCTGTGGACAGATGTATCCCTGTGATGTCCCGGCCCGCCTCAGCCGCTGGTGGGATCTCATGGCGCTAGCTCCCATCATCTTCTGGCTGCTGGTGATGTTCCTCGACTGGAGATGCACCTCATGAGCACCTCACAACGTCGCTACCTCATCAGCATCATGGCTAGGAGGTACCGAGCCCCCATCGAGCGGGGTAAGGATGAGCAACTCCGCCCCGAGTCCGGTCTATACCTGGCCATCGAGGCGCTACCGAGAGAGGGAGGTTACTGATGCCCTACGTCATCAGGCGACGAGAGGAAATGCGTCCCGGCGATAGATGGGACAACGCGAGTATGGTGGAAGGCTCACTAAGGGGCGACCTCGAAGCCGGCACAAGAGTCCTCTCGTGGAATGAACACGCCTACGAGGAGAGGGACTTCTACAACTACTTCCTGGTGTGGGTTGATGAGGCTCACCCACTAGCTACCGACTCAACTACGGGAATCTTCAGTCTCAGCCATCGTCACAAGGAGAACCATATGCTCACCGCCGAGATCAGCCGCAAGAAGGACGGATTCACCTACATCTACCTCAAGAGCCCCGAGGTGGCGGAGCTTGTCACCTCGCTTCGCACCCACCGCACAGGCAGCAATCAGACGTTCAATCAGAACCTGGCAGGGGAGTGGTCCTCCCGCTGTGAGGGCTCCTCGGCATGGGCCAATGCTATCCAGCTGTACCGGAACAATTCCGAGGCACTGGCGGCAGTGGGACTCCATGATATGGACCGCCCCTTCACCTACAGCCGGGGCAGCGGCACTGTCAACATCGGCTCCATGCTGATCACCAATAAGCACCTCGCGGAGGGGTGCTACTTCCGCTGCTCGCTTCCACAGTCGCCTGAGTCGCTGCAGGCGCTGGGGGTGGGGCTCCGCAAGAGTATCCAGGATCTTGTGGCCATGAGCCGCGAGATCACCATCAGCGTCAACCTGATCGCTAAGCCGCCGGTGGCCGCCCCGTGATTCTGCTACCCGTGGAGATCGAGTGCGATGGGGAGTGGGGATCTGGTGATTGCGCCACCGGGAGTAACGCCCGGGCCGCCATTCAGGTGACCATCACAGAGAAAGGTAAGATGAGAGGCGAGGTGAGACTGCCTGTCGGCTGGAAAAACCACGGCAGCAGCTACGTCATCTGCCCCTTCTGCATCAAGAAGCGAGGATTCTGACATGCCATTCACCATCGAGCAGGTACTCACCTGGTGCCCCCGGCCCGAGCCCCGCTTTGGCAGCTACCCGGGTTGCCAGGGGGAATGCGACAACCTCTGGCGGCAGCTGGAGGCGGAGGGTTTCTCGGGTCACCCCATGACCCTGGAGCAGCAGTGCACATTCGACGTAGCCACGCCGCCAGTCTCCGCCAGCACCATCGGTAGCGTCACGGGCCGCCGCCAACCCAGCCAACCCAGCCAACCCAGCCAACCCAACGCCTCCGTGGCCACGTCCGGATCCGCGGTGGAAGGCAACGAGCCGGACGATGATGACGAGGAGAGTCCCGTGCCTAGTCGTAGCGAGCGCATCTGGCTTAAGCTGGGAGTGGAACTGGAGGGCGGCTGGAACGGCAGCCACGATGCCCTCACCGCGAAGGCCCGGCGATTCGGGGCCAGCCACACCGGTGATGGCTCGGTCCGGGTCCCCGGTTGCTCCTTCAACAGCGAGGTGGCCACCAAGCCATACAAGAACCTGGGATCCTTGCTCAAGTGCATCGATGCCCTGTACCCGGACGGGGTCAATCAGACCTGCGGCATGCATGTCCATGTCAGCTTCCCGGAGCACGTCTACAGTAAGCTGATGAGCGAGCATTTCTACTTCTACTTCCTGCTCCGCTGGGAGGCGTGGGGGAAACGGCTCAACATCCGTAACTCCAACTTCTGGTCGCGTCTTCGCGGGGAGAACAGCTACTGCGCCCGTAAGTTCGTACCGGAGAAGCAGGTGGCCGCGGCGGGTAAGAGCGGGGACCGGTACGCGCATCTCAACTACTGCTATTCTCACCTGGGAACCATCGAATGCCGGTTGCTCCCCATGTTCCAGGAGAAGGGCATCTCGGCGAAGGCAATTCGGGAGCTGATCTCCATCTACCAGGACTACATCGCGGAATTCGGGGATGGTACCGAGGCACCGGAGGCGGTGATCGGTTCCATCGATGCCCCCTCCCTGGAGCCCGAGGAGATCAACCTGGAGGGTGAGATCGTGTCGGAGATGGATCTGATGATGGAGCCGGTGGTGGCTGAGATCGTGGTGGACCCCCGCCGCTTCCATCGGGAGCCTGGGATCCATAAGTTCCTCACCATCGACAACGGGCATAACGGTGGCTACGACCACGACGACCAGATCTCTACCTATCATAACACCATCGTGGGCCTCATGACCGAGGCCGGGAGGGCAGCGTAGTATGTGTGTGGCACTGATTATTCGCGGTAAGACCGCCCCCAGTCTGCGGCAGTTCGAGGCGATGGAGGCGTGCAATCAGGACGGAGCGGGGCTCGCCTGGGTGGAGGATGGCCGCGTCTGCTACTCCAAGGGGCACACGGCGAAGGAGATCCATCAGATGGTGGGGGAGTTGCCTCGACCCATCATGGTGCATTTCCGCTTCGCAACGGCAGGTGGCAAGACGGCGGCACTCTGCCACCCGTTCCCCCTCACCCGGCAGGTGGAGACCAGCGTGGTGGGCTACGCGGGCTCCGTCATGATGCACAATGGCCACTGGGGCGAGTGGGAATCCTACAAGAGCATCGTGTCCGACGACGAGAATCCGCTTCCGGAGGGCCCCTGGTCCGATACCCGCCTCGCCGCCTACGCCATGGTCAACTACCCCAAGGATCTTGACACCATCGCGTCCATCGTGGGTGGCAAGCTGGCCATCATGAACGCGAAGGGCAAGATCCGCCAGTGGGGCCGCTGGGATACGCTGAAGGACCTGCCCGGTGTCTCGTTCAGTAACACCTACTGGCAGGGGTACTCCAAGTACCTAGATACCCGGGACAGATGGCGCTCTAGTGGCCCATACGACTACCTGAGCCGTAGTCACACGACTCCCGCTGCCAGCGCCACGGGTCGCACGGGTACCTGGGACCCGGAGCGCCGTGTGATCGTCTGGTCCGACGGCACCGAGGAGCGCCCCAGCGTCAACCGCAGCGGCTGGGATGCGGATGAGGACACGATGCCTCAGCCCCGGAACACATACAGGAACTACGACGCCTGGAAGCGGTACCAGGAGGATGAGCAGATCCGCCGGGAGCACCGGGAGTGGATCCGCACCTGGGCCGAGGAGGAGGCTAAGTCCCTGGAGGACATCAGCCGCGAGGATACGGAGGTGGACGTGGAGTCCGCATGCCGATCCCTCCTTGATGAGGACGTAGCTCTCTCCCAGGCCTTCCTGCGCAGCTTCCGGGAGAGCGACTGATGAGGTTTAAGCTGGTGCAGCGTGACCATATGCCGCGGGACACCCGTCACTACGGGTCCATAGAGTCGATGGGTAGAGCCCGGAATTATCTGGAATGGATGCACACCCATCAGCCGGTGAATACTTACACCATCAGCGGCCTGACTGAGAGGTATATAACGGTGCCCCATGACTAGAACAGCGATTCGCCTGCTCAGTGACATTGTCCAGGGGCCCATCCGTGACGTGGCGGTCCGACCCGCGGATCCCGTGGCCGCCTGCGTCATGAGGGCCCGAGCCTGTCGCCTCGCCGGTGATCTGGACAATGCGGAGCTGTGGCTGAATGAGGCCTGCTCCGTCTACCGAGCCCTGGGAGTGAAGAACACCAGCCGCACCTACCGCATCGAGAGCCGAGCGGTTGCGTGGGCGCGCACGGACGCCTGCGAGCCACCGGATGACGAAGTATGAGGTACAAGGTGGTTAAGGCAAACCATTGGACCGGCCCATGGTGCACCTGGGACCATACGCCAGCCCTCCTCCACTCGTTCGCGCGTACCAGCTACGGTCAGAGCCGCATCAGAGCGGGTAACAATATGCTGCGACCACCGCTAGACCACGTCTCGTATCTACTGGTGTCGCTGGAGGATGCATGAGCGCAGGAGCGAGGCCATGAAGCTTAAGATCGTGAGAGGTGACCACTGGCGCGGACCCTGGGTGTGCTGGGCACCCAGCCCGCGAGTGCTTATCAACTGGGCATGTAGAGTCGACGCGTACAACCGTATTCGCGCTGGGAACACAGTCGACAGTCCGTCCAGACACCATCCGTTCGTCGCCGTGGTCTGCGATGACAACTGGGTACCCCTATGACTCGCTGCGCTCGTACTCGGAGGGCCTCGTGAGGCGATGGAGACTCTACCGCAACGGCCACCAGCCGGGGCCCGTGTGGTACGGCACCGATACCCTATCCACGGCCGTTAGGTTCATGCGGTATCATGCAGATTACCCACCTAGTCAGTCTACACACCCCTTGTCTGTCCATGAATACACCTACAACTGGCTACTGACCCACGAGGAGGTGCCCGATGCCGCAGAATCGCCCTGATTTCAGCTCGGCACGCACCGGGGGTAGTGACGTGTGGCTCACGCCGCCCTGGATCCTGGATGCCATACGAGCGAATTACACCATCGCCCTGGACCCATGCACCGAGCCGAGCAACCCGACCGGGGCGCTGCTTAGGCTTTGCGGACAGGGTCCCGATTGGGATGATGGTCTGGCCGCTGACTGGGCTAATGATCTGACCCTGTTCGATGGAGACCCCCGCATCAGCGAGCGGGCTGGGATCTGCTACGTTAACCCGCCCTACGGGGGACTATCCCGTAACGGACCCTGGGGCCTCAAGATCGAGGGTGAGGCGGAGAAGGGGTGCCCCATCATCTCCCTACTTCCTGCCCGTACCAATCAGTCATGGTTCCAGCGGCTGGCCCGACTCACATTCGCCCACCACGGTAACGTCCTCTTCCTGGATCGGCGACTCAAGTTCCACGGGGCGGATGGGCAGCCGCACGCCACCCAGGCCCCGTTCCCCTCCGTCATCATGACCTTCAACTGCGAGATGCCCGGACCGCTCTGGGATAAGGGATGGATGCCATGCTGTCAGTGATCCTTGTCCTCGCCTTCCTACTCTTCCTACGCGACTACTCCCGGCGGTGATCAATGAGATACCGAGTCTACCGAAGGGAACACTACAGTGGATCCTACGTGGATTCCACCCTCAGCGTAACGGTGGCGACTAGACTGGCGGTCAACTACGAGACTAGAGGTCTATTCAATAGCCGCATCCACTCCCGTAACACAGGCGATTACCTAATTGTTAGGGTAGACGGCTGATGGCGGACGTCGCACCCCAGTGTCCCACCTGCGGCTTCACCATGAAGCCCCTCTTCCAAACCCACTTCTGCGATGTCAACGAGTGTGATCTGCCACCGGAGAAGCGACGGAAGCAACCGGAGCCCTTGAAGAAGGCGGAAGCACCTGTGACCCACGTCTGCATGTGCCCCACCATCTTCGCCTACAGCTACGACTGGAAGCGCGGGGCCAAGGTGTGCCTGGTATGCAA